ACCTCTACTTCAAGTTTTTTGACAGTTTCTTTGTCTACTGGCTTGCGGTTGCGGTCATCTGGTGGAACATCATCCTCAATTTCAATTTCAAATTCAGGAACTTTTTCTACATTTTCCGGTTCTTTTTTAGATTTTTCATCCGGAAATTCAAATTCGACTTGATCCATAAACTACTCCTTAAATGAATTTACGACTAATTCCACGAGGATCTTCAACTACAGCCTCTACAGAATCGTCATTAATAATGCGGAATTCACGACCATGAATAACTAGGCGTGTACCAGCATTGGGTCGGACAAGAATAAAATCGCCTTGTTTACACCAAGGACCTGTAGGAAAACGGGTTTTATCCGCATAACATTCAGGACCAAGGTCAACTACAAACAATACCGTAGTTAAAAGCTCATCATGTCGTCTGGTTTCATCTGACTTTATGATCCCACTATCGTATGATTCCTCTGCTTCAGGAATTGCACATAAGATCCGGTAGCCGGAGGGTTTAGGAAGTTGCTTTGCTTTGTCGCTAGCTGCTTTGTTCATTACTGCTTGTAAATCTATTGCTTGTGATAAATCTAAGGCGTCATTCATCGTCGGAATGCTCCAAGTTTTTAAGAAGATCTAATATATTTAAACGTGCGATCAGCAGACCCTGTATCTCTCCGCACATCTTTTGGTATCCAGCGTAGTCTTGTGCTACCCCTGTACCTAGGGATTCCTGTAAAACCCCCACTTTGTCATCTATTTGTTGTAATAGATGCTTTAGTCCTTTTTCAAGCATTATTCACCTTTCTTAGGTTTCACTTCCTTTTTAGCTAGCAAATCTTTTTCGTGTTTAGTTTGTTCGTGTGCGTGTGTAGCAGCGTGTTTAAAAAGATCAGCATTAAGTTTGTCTTGCGCTTGTATTGATTCTGCTGCGGTTCTCTTTGCTTCTGTTTGCGCTTGTACACCAATACGTTCACGCTCAAGCATTAGTTTTTCTTGTGCAATTTGAATGTCTGCCGCATCTTTCTGTGATTTGCGTTGTTGTTCTTGCGCTTTAATCTGAAGCTCTTGTTGTTGCATTTGAACGATTGGGTCTTGCGCTTGTTGCTGTGCCTGAGCTTGTGCTGCCTGTTGTTGGTTTTGTTGTAACAACTGAACAGCTGCTTGGGCAAGTAATGGAGCTAAACGTGCTTCTACTTCTGGGTCCATATTACTATCTTCGCCGTGCTCATCTGTCTGAGCTGGTAATGACATACCCAACTGTTTTTCAATATTAATACGGTATTGGAATCCTAAATGCTCGTTTACGTGTGCCATTGCAGCAGCCATAATTTGTTGAGCCATTGGGTTGTTTTGTAGTAACTGTTGAACATTAGGATCATGTAAGAACGACATATGTACCGCAATATGAGCTTGATGGTCTTGATACAAGAATGCCTTAACGGGTTTAACCATTAGAAGGTTTTGGTTTTCCGTAACTGGATCTTCAGGTTTCTGATCATCCGCCATCGGCACAAGTTTTGCTGCATCTTTAATCCCAAGGACGTCAAGCATCTGACGATGTAAAAGCGGGAGATTGTAAAGCTGTGGTGCTTGCTGAGCCAACTGTAAAACAGCTTGATATTGAACAATCTTTTGTGCCATCGTAGCTGCATTTGGGTCAGAGACCGGGATAACATCAACGCTGTCATAGTCCGATTTCTTAGCCCTTGGAGAACCTTCAACCGGCTCATAGCTATATTCTTCTGGTGTGTATTCAGCAATAATCTTTTTCAAGAGTTTGAACTCTTGTTTCATTGAATAGTGAATACGTGCTTGAATAGCCGACATTACCTTTAGGGTGCGTTCCAAAATTGCAAGGGTTGTACCTACCGGCGAATTAGCTGACATATCAGCAATCTTCATATCTCCAGCAGAAGCAAACGCACGTCCTTCTTGAATTATTTTGTCAAGTAGTGCGGCTAAAACTTGACTTGGCTCTTTATACGGCAACGTCATTACGTTGTCTTTCATCGTGCCGCTAGGTACATCTACATCACGGAATTCTCCAGGAGCTATTGGTGTGTCATCGCCTTTGACTCGCAAGCCACGGGTCTTAAAGCCACCTGGCAAATTCGCAAGGGATCCTGCATCAACCAACTGGCGGAGAATGGAAGTACCAGATTTAGCAAAAGCACCGATAAGATGGATAAGACCAAAACAATAAAAACCAAAGCCGGGAATATACCCGTAGTGGACAAAGTGCTGCCGTTTTTGGTGTCTTTCATCATCTGGCTCCCAGTTACGACGAATAGATAGCACAGTATTACTACCTTTTTCAATAGTAACTACATATGGTAGAGCTATACCTGTAGGTTCTTCATCATCGTCTTTATGTTCATACCCCGGAAGATCGAGGTTAACGTGCATCTCTAAAATTTTATAGCGGTCATCTGAGGTTGCTCTAAAGCCAAGTTTCTCAGCAATTTTCTTTTCTACTTCATCTAATATATTGTCTGGTGTTCCTAAATCTATATCTCGATAAAAACCAGAGACTTGTAAACGGCGCAATTCATTTTCGGTTTTACGCATTACATGCGTTACACGATCTGAAGTCTCAAGAGAAGAAGCGCCATACGGTACAACAATATCTTCCGCAGGAACATACATACTGACTTGCCGATCTAGCGCTGGATCAATATACACTTTCTTAAACGCATTACCAGCAAGACCCAAACCCCACAACATACGCTCATGCTCGGGTCTGTATTCTTGCATTACATCGGTTAACTGATAGTTCATGTCTTCTTTGACACGCTCAGCAGATTCTTTTTTAGCTGGAGTTTCTTTACCAATGATTTGAGTTTTAACTGGACCGGCTGCGGGGAACGTAGCCATCATAGTTTCAGACTGGAACTTTACAATCGCTTCACTAAGGATTGGGTGATATACACCACATGCACCGGGCCAAGGCTCAATACGATCTTCAATTTTTAAACCAAGTAGTTCTAAACCATCGACGTAAGTTTGAACCCAATCTTTGCGACTAGAAATATCTGAATCAAAATCACCGAGTAAATCTCCAATAAGTTGAGTAAGATCACTCTCATTCATGTATTCAGCTAAGTTTGCATCAAAGTCTTCATCGCTAGGTTCTTTTGGCTCAAGTTCAATTTCTAAACCATCCATACCAATACGAACAGCCTCTGGGTCTTCAATCTCAATTTCCAAATCTGGCTCTGCAACGCCAAGAGCATCTAGTCCTTCTGGAGCTTGATACAAACCTTTTTCAATAGCCATAAAATACCTTATACAGTGTAGTAGCCGCGATTGCGACTAGATTTAAATCCTCTAACTTCATCTTCTTCATCCGTCGCCAACCGAATAAAGCCGCCTTTTCTGTACCGCAATAACGCTTGGCTCATCGAGTCTACTAAGTCATCATGCTCGCCCGAAGGAAAACTTGCTACTTCTTCGACTAACTCTTCTGCCCAGTGCGTATTTGGAACCCATACATGCCCACTCGCAAATATATCAGCAACTGCGTTAAGTCGCGCTATTTTATCATTTCCACGAGAAGGTACAAACTCTTGTACCGGAATGCCCATTGCCCGCAACTCAAATACTAAAGGAGCGCCTGACGCTTTTGCCTCAACAATCAAACTATCGGGTTCCCATTCTTTCCACTCCTCCATTGCCCGTTGTTTTAATTCAGGAAACTCCATCCGCTTCTTAAAACAGTTGAGCAAGATAATATTTGCCTGTGGTTTGCCGGTGTCGTCATCGTGGTAGAACACGCCCCAAGTAGTACACGCCGAGTAATCGCTGCGTTCGGTCTTTAAAAACGCTGTATCCCAAGATTGAATCAAAAATTCACAAAAAGGTGGCTCGTCCTGCTCCCAAACCCTCCACCATTCTCGTTTTATAATGGCATTTACGTCCGAAGTAGGGGCTTGTTGGTACTGCGCCATCCATTTTCCGTTAGGAAGTTCGGCTTTTAACGCTTCTAGCTCCAGTTTTGACCAAAATTCAGGCCATAAGGGTTTACCCGAAGGCAAAAGTGCAGGAAATTCAATGACTTCCCATGTTTCTCCGCTTCTTTGCATAGCGGATTTAAGAACTTGACCCGTTAAATCCTTCTTAGACCACCTTGTCATTACCACTACAATGGCGCCACCCGGTTGTAAACGCTGTCTTGGGCCTGATGTATACCATTCGTACGTTTTATCGTAGACTTCTGGATTAGTTTCGGCTATCGTAGCCTCTTGTTCAGAGTGTGGGTCATCAATAATTAACAAATCGGCACCTTTACCGGTAACAGCACCGCCCACACCAATAGCAAAATAGTCGCCACCCTTGTTTGTAGCCCAACGCCCTGCTGCTTTTGAGTCTGACTGAAGCGCTACATCCGGAAAAATGTCTTTATATACGTCACTATCGACCAAATTTCGGACTTTACGACCAAAACCAACCGCAAGTTCCGCTGTATGAGACGTCTGAATGACTTTCTTTCCAGGGAACTTTCCAAGGAACCAAGCAGGTAGAAGGTAAGAAGCAAATTCAGACTTAGTATGGCGAGGAGGCATGTTAATAATAAGGCGTTTAACTTCTCCATTAGCTACCCTTTCAAAGGCTCTTGCCATTCTAACGTGGTGTTTTCCATGAATAAAACTAGGCCAAACATAATTTACATACGTCATAAAGTTATCTTTAGCTTCGCTAACCGTCTCTATTTCATCTTTTTCTTCAAGTAACTCCCCGATCCTAGCCCTTACTTCTGGTGGGAGTTTATCTTTATGTTGCTTTAAAAGCTCTAGTTTTTTAGGATCAATCATCAAAGTCCGTCACAATTTCACCATCTTCTATCCTAACTAGGTCTGCGGCGTTTATTTGATTTTCAGGGGCGGTATTGTCTGGTAACCCTATCTCCGCTTCGCTCATTTCTAACAAGCTACGCTCTTTAACTACTTGATCTAATTCGTCGTCCCCGTCATCTACCTTAATTACATCACCTAAATACTTTTCAAGCAAAATGCCTAACTCAGCATCAACATCTTCTACTTTACGTTGCTTAACTTCAATCTCTAACTTATCGCTAAATAACCCAACAGTACTAACCCTACCAAGCAATTCTAAAGCTCTAAGTCTTGTCTTAGCGTCGTCGTTAACGGTATCTAAAAGAAGTTTGTTGGTAACGTAATTGCGTAGTCGGCTAGAAGCGTTTAAAAGTTCTTTGTCATATTCAGACAGAATAGCTTCTAGGTGTACCAGAGTACCTGCATTGGCTTCTTTGATTTTGATGGTTTGATTGGACGTGACGGATCGACGGGCAGTATTTCTGTCGTCTTCATCTATTTCCATTTCACCGCCTAGTGCGATGATTTCTTTAATTGTTTCAACTGCTGCTTTAGCCCGTTCTCTGAACTGTTCTATTTCTTCCGGGTTTGTGTCGAAAGGAAAAGGTATTCCAGATTCTGGCTCTACGACTATAGGCATG